GCCCGCCGTGCCTGCTCTGCGATTACAGCCCTCACAGGGTCATTCTGGAGAGCATTCAAGCGTTCCATCATCTTGTCATAATTCCTGCCCTTCTGGGCGTACTCTATGGCCTGCTCTTTGGTCAGGGATTCGGTTGCACCGTTGTACTTGATATCGAGTTTCCAATCGTCTACAGGTTCTGCGGCAGGCTCTTCGGTTGATTCTGCCGGTTCCGCTGCAGTATCCGTGGATTCATCGGTATCAGTAGAAGTAATGACCTCATCAAAGGTGAGATCGTCCTCAGCAATGGATTCATTCTGGTTGGTAATTTCGTCCATTCTTTCTCCTTGCGCTATGGTTGGCGCATATAAAAAGCCGGTGATATGGCCCGGCCTTCTATACAATTAGTTTCACGTTATTGTTCTTTTCAAATTCTCTGATCTTAGCCAGCCTTGCCGGGGTAACTCCCCAGACTTCACCGGCCTGCGGAACGTGTTTCAGTTCCACATCCGTCAGTTTCAGCCGCACCCACTCGCCGGTAGCCATGACCAGGGAGTGATCGTCCTCATATTCTGACGGTTCATGGGACAGATATTCATCCCATTTATCCTCAGGGGCTTTCCACTTTGGCTTCTTCTTCATAAGCCCCACGATCTTGTCATACGGTATGTCTTCCATATCGAACGGAAGCCTTACCGAGTTGGTATCATTCAGCCCAAGTTCCTTGAAAACCGGCAGATCCGTAGTGATAACCGGCACTCCGCAGAGCAGAGCCTCTGCTACCGTCAGGCAGAATCCTTCATTGTCAGACAACTGCACAACGGCATCGAACATCGGCAGGATCTCAGTAATATCCAGACGGGCTGGCAGGAAAACCATGCCCGGAACATCTTCCTTCTTGATGGAATTGGTGAACACCATCCAGATAAATGAGATGCCTTCCGCAGCCATGCCGGTGGCAAGCCGCTTCATCCGTTCCCATCCCTTTTCAGGTGACAGCCTGGTAGCACTGCACAGCAGCATCGGCTTCTTTGGCTTCGGTACGATGACCGGTTCTCCGATATATTCAGCATGAATCCCGGTCAGCCGTTCCCAGGAATCACATACATGCTGGGAAACGCCGAGATACTTGTCAATCCGTGGATCAATCGGGAGATTCTTCATGAAACCCTGCTCACGCCGCACGATATCCTCATAGTCACCGTGCAGAACAAGGTACTTGTGATTGGCCTCGCACTGATCCAGGATCTCCCGGTTGAAACAGCAGAACAGATTATCACAGATAACCGTATCACCCGGCTTCAACTCCACCACCCTGACATATTGCCTGAGTCTGTGAAGCTGGCGTTGGTCTATCTCATGGCAGAATACCGTAATGTCATACTTGCCATACTTCTTGGCAATGTAATACAGGTGGGTTTGAATGCCGCCTATATGCGTAATTGTCCGAAAGTAGTAGGCGTTATTTGTGATGTATTCCATGCGTAGCCTCCCAGAACATTGATCCTTCACGGGGGTAGTTGTAGTGATACACAACAGTGGTCAGAAATCGTTCAGTGTGTGGGATGGCCTGCAACTGCTGATTAAAAAACCAATCTTCATTCCAGACATCTTCACGGGTGCGGTTATTGCCGAGAAATTCCCGTCTGATGAACCGGGTGAATCCTGCTACAAGTTCATCTTTTGTCTGCTTCGATACCCTGCCGGTTGTGCCGTCATTGGTGCGGTATGACACATACACCATGTCAGTGCCGTCAAGCACAACCATTGCCTGCTCAAACTCCTTCGTGTACAGGTAGTCATCATTGTCAAGTTCGTAGATGTATTCTCCCCTGGCAATGGAATAAGCAATGTTCTTTGCCCTGCCCAGGCCCTGATTGTCCTGATGGACGATTGTCATGTTCATGTCATGGGAATCTTTCCATTCCTTGACCGCTTTAAGCGAACCATCCGAAGAACCATCGTCAATCACAATCACTTCAATGTCTTCCCTTTTCGGGATGGAATCCAATGCTCTGATAACAAGTTCTTCCTGATTGTACAGGGCAATGAAGATTGTCAGCTTAATCGGCATCGTCATCATCCGCAGTCTGAATCACAACTTCCTCTTCTTTAGGAGTTGTCACCTTCTGCTCTACGATCTGGGGCTTGCCAATGGATGTGCCGCAGTGATCGCATTCAAAATAATAAATATTGCCATAGTTCTTACGAACCATGTTCCTTCTGCACTTAGGACATTTCATCAGTTCTGATACAACTCCTTACTCTCGGCATACACTTCATTCAACTGCTCGTCACCGTACATACCGGCTGGCGCACGGTTGTCCTGCCCATCACGCATTCCCCAGGTCACCCCTTCCGGGACTTCCTCGCCGGGTGCGGCAGGCATTCCCTGCTGCTGCATCATCTGCATCTGCTCCATCCTCTGGGCTTCAGCCTGCTGTTCCTTGATCTTGTCAATCAGTTTGGCTTTACCCGGAATGTACTTCTCCGGGATCAGGTCAAGGTACATCAGCGGATCAGTGATGATGCCACGGTCAAACATGGAATCAGCAGTCTGCACCTGGGTGGTTTCACTCCAATAGGAAGACTGACCGACTTCCACTGACATGTCATAGTTCATGTTGTGGAAGATGGAGAAATCCATCATCATGCTTGTCGGATAATGCTCAACGCCTTCCTCATCGTAAGTGGGAGCATTTCCCAATGCCTTTGACTGGATCTCCGTCATCTTGACCAGCCGCCTGCCGTAGTCGGTTGCCATGATATCAATGGTGATCCTGACCACATCCTCATAGAACTGCTGGAAGTCCAGTTTCTGAATTTCCAGAGGCACGGAGGAAGCCTGCTGAACAGCCACGATAGCCGATGTATTGTTCGGATTGGTCAATTCACCCAAGGCACTGTCAGAAGCACCCATCAGTTCCTTGGTGTACTGAATGGTGGAATCAATCAACTGGATAACCTGGTTGGAGAAGTCCGGTGCTTTGACCGCATCCATGACCTTGCCAGCCAGATCCATGTTGGTGATAGCCGTTGCCTTGGTGACATCGTTGGTCATCGAAGCAACCTTGTTCTGATCGTAGAACACCCTGGGGAAACCCATGTTGGTCATGTAGACCATACACATGGCATAAATCTTGTTGATGAATATCTGGTTGGGAATCAGGCCGGTGATCGGTGACTGCCCATGATAGGAGTTCTTGATCTTCTCCCAACTCATATGAGCCACAGGATACAGATGGTAGCCGAGTTTTGTCGGTTCTTTCAGAACGGTGTTTGCGGTCACCTTGGTGAAATACACATCCGTATGGCTGACTTCCTTCTTGCCGAACTCATCTTCAACAATTTCAGTCTTCTTCTCTTTCCAGAACTTTGTAATGACAGTAACCAGTTTGGAATCGCCTGATGTATTGATGAACTCAGCCTGATAATCCTCATCGGCAACAATCGCATCCGGGTTCTTTGCCATATCCTTGACGGTATCCACATACATTCTCTGGATAACCAGGATATACGGCTGCTTCTGCACCTCACAGGAATACGGATTGCCGAATATCACATGGGTATTGTCAACAATCTCAATCTCAATGTCACCCTGGGCAGACTGATTCGTTTCGATATCAGGGTCGAACATGACATAGGCATCCGTGTCACCGTCAATGCAGGCATTCCTGACGAATGTCCTTGTCTTGGCATTCATCTTTGTCCGCTCCAAAACCCGGTTCACCTCGTTTGCCATGATTTCAGCCATAGCCAGGTTCTGGTCATCCTCATCAAACGGAGTTATATGCACCCCTACGTTGTTGCTCACGATGGTCGCAACAAAGTAAGAAGTGACTCTCTTAATAACATTGAAGACAGGCTTGACCATATTCGGGGCATTTACGCCGTGCCACTGGTCACCGATCTCAAACCGCCGGTTCTTCTCGACATTCTCATACAGGTCATGGTTCTGATTCCATTCCTGACCGGCTTCATACTCGGAGAATATCTCTTCCGGTTTTGTTTTAATTCTCATGAATATCACCATCCCATGCCATAACATTCAGAATCTGGCGAAGCTGGTTGGTTTCAGCCTTGGTAAATCCTTTTGCCTCTGGTTCTTTCCGAACAATCGACAGGATATACAGGGAAACCGCCAGTGACATCAGCGATGCAATCAGACTGACAACAACCATATCAATTTCAACCCCCGTAGTTAATAAAATCCATATACTCAAACGGCTCATCTTCCGTATAGGTTTCCTCTATCGGAGCCTGGGCCTGGGACAGGATGTAGTACGCAATCGCCATAGCCATAATGCAGTCATCATGCTCCCCGGACGGGGCTTCTGGCTTGCCTCTGTCATTCTTGGCAAACGCAATCGCCTCATGGAAAAAATCCGGGTCTTCAATCAAACCCGGTTCTTCATTCACAATCGCCTTCAATCCGTCAAGGATCAATGGCCTTGTCATACTCGTTGTTCTGAAACCGAACTTCCGCAGTGTCCGATGGGTGAACGTATCGACAATTTCTCTCACGTACATGTTCAGATAGCCTGCATCTTCCAAAGACTGCACCACATACGTTGAGAAGTTGATTTCCACCCCGATCATAGCCGTATTGTAGAGGTAGCCAAGTGACATTATTTGCCTAACGAAACTCCGCTCATCCGTCAAACCACGATATTTGGCAACCTGCCGTCTTGTAGCCTTATCAATCACATAAGCCACAAAGTAGTCAGAGCCGTCACCGGCAGTATCTGCGCCGATTGCGTATACATGCCCAGGTTCCGGTTCACACCAGATCTCAATCGCGCCGTGGATATCGTCATACCATCTGCCGTACTCGGTGAACTCGCCTTTCAGCAGCGGTTCAGTGCAGTTTCCCATGCGGTTGAGAATGCTCTCCGTATTGAAGAAAGGCGTACCTGACAGGACAAACGCTTCTTCCGGGGTAGCGGGATATTCCTGTCGGAACTTTGTAACATCATTTCCGCACAGATCAGATATAGCGTACCTTCGCCACATGATCTGTTCATTGTCGAGGTTGAACTGAGCCTTCAGATCCAGCTCTTCCTGCGTCAGTTTCTGCTTCTTATACGGCCTTCTGTACTCAGGATGCTCATACCAGGGGAAGAACATCGGTATATAACCATTTACCCCGGACACCGCATCATCCCAGAGTTTCTTGAAGTAGTTATAGCCATTGGCAGTAGACTCAATCACCAACAGACTCGATCCTGTCTGAGGCAGTGTCTGAAGCAGACCAAGCAACTGATCCTGTACGGTCTTGCCATCCTGTTCCTTCCAGAACGCAACTTCCGACAGATGCATATACTGATACGTTGAACCACGCCCGACAGCGAACTGCCCTGCCGTAGCCACTGTAATCTTGCTCCGCAAACCCGGATTGTCATGCTTCTCCTGCGGATCATTGCTCG